CTATTTGAGGGGATGGCGGTAATTGAGTGCCGCCTGGCGATCCGCGCAGCCACAGTCATGGCCGGCGATCTTCTTGTAAATGCGTTTGAAAGCTTCGCCGCTCGGCCCGAGCCGGCGCTGGATGATGTCGCCGATTCCCAACTCTCCCGCGCGCCAGTCGCGAGCCAGCAGACGCGCGGGCAACGGCCATTTGCTCTGATCGTACCGCCCCCGGCACGAGGGCTCGAAGACACGCTTTTCTCGAAGACGCGCAGCCTGTTCAGGCGTGAGGTAGTTGCACGCCCCGCCTTCAAAGTACCACTCCACCCGCCTGACCACGTCCGCGACAGAGATCATCTCCATGCACCTCGGGACGCCGCCTGCCTGATCAACGCACAGGCCCACCCGATCCTTCGCATCCCCATCCCCGAGCGGAACACTCCTCGATTTCCAGCACGCCCCGGTCTCGCAGCATTTCAGCGCTCCCACCGTGTGCATAAATTGATGGTTCGGATAGCCCACCCACTGGATCGGCTCGCGCCCTCCATTGATGACCACGCATGGCCTGCGCTCCGGACCCCAGCGGCTCTTCACTGCCGCCGCCAGGTGCATCGTGAACGTCACCGGGCAAATCGCCCCCTGCGCAAAATACATGAGCCGCACAAATTGCCGGATATCCGTCTCCCCGCGCATGTCGATCACGCCGCGCAGCGGCCGGTGGATGTGCCCCCTGCTCATCTCCCCGCATTGGATAAAGCAGATGCGATCCCTGAAATGGTCCACCACCGCCTGCCACCGCTCATGCGGCCACGCCCACTTGATGGTGTAATCCGTTTTGCCGCCCGGCACGATGATCCAATAAGGAATATCCTCCCCCGTCATCTGCCGGATATCCGAGAACCACGAATCCTCCTGCGCTGAAATGTGAACGTCTCCCTTGAACGCCGTGCACGGTATCTCCAGCCCCAGCCTCGCTCCGAGGAAGGTCTGATACGCCTCCACAAAATGCCTCGGACGCTGATTGCTGTAATGGATCGCCGGGTAATGGCATTCGATCCGCTCGGCCTCTGGATCGGCGTCGTCAATTCGTGTAATGTAGGGATTATTCTCCCAGAGCTGCCCCGCCGTCGTCCGTACGTCGGTCAGGTATTGATCCGGATACGCCAGATGCAAGTCCCGCACGGCTGCGGTAAGCATCACGATGTCGCCGGGGCAGAGCCGGTTGACCAGGATAAGCTTTTTCTTCATGGGCAATCGACCTTGGCAACCGAGATGGTTTTAAAGGCAGCGGGCAGCCCGTAGTTCCAATGCGACGGGGTATCCATATCCACTAAAATAAGGTCCGCGTAACCCCCTTCCGGACTATCCACCGTTCCCCCCGTCGTCCAATCGTTCGCGGCGCCGTCGATGGAGAGAGTGTTCCAGTACAGGTGCAGACCCCAATTAGGATCGCCTGGGGTGTATTTCAAAGTGGGGCTGGCAAAGAAAAATTCGTAGCTGACCGTGTCACCGTTTGAAGCCTTGTAATTAGCCGTTCCAGAGGGCCGGGGGGCGCCTCCCACCGGGGAGTACGCGCAAGATCCGTCTGGCAAGGGATCCCCGAGGCGCATCGTCCAGCTCACGGGACAGGTGGCAGCGCCGTTTATCGTATACGCCTCGCTCGTGGGCGTAGTGCCCGCATTGAATTGGCTGGGGTAAAAAAAGGTAGCCGTAACTTCAAGGCACGGCGGGTAGGGGCAGGGCGAGGACGACGAGGACGAGGGCGAGCCGCCGCCGCTCGGAGAGCTGCTACTACTGCTCCCTGAGCTGCCGCTGCTGCCCGAGCTGCCGCTCGAGCCGCTGCCGGAGGATGAGCTGCTGGAGGAGCAGCATCCATCGCACGGTCCTAGAGTAACGCTCGGCATTGGTTAACTAAGAGTGATGGTAAAGGTGCCGTCGCTGTTGCAGGTGCCGTGCATGGTCATGGAGGATATGACGGCCTTGACGGCAGCCACGAAATCGCTTGTCCCGGCTGACACGTCCGGGTCGGTGCACAGCGCGTAAGCCTTGTTCAGCACTCCCCCGCTGCCGTACCACTCGATTTGCTGCATCACCGCCGCGTCGCCGCCGATATCGCTCGTGTCGATCGTAACGCTCGCGCCGTCATGCCCCGTCATCGTGAGCGTCGCATCGTCGCTCGCCCCGCCGCCGCTGCCGCCCGTGATCGTGACGGAGTTCTCATCGATGATATTCGATGACTCGCTACTCGAGTTATAGAGGTCGATCTCCGGAGAATGCCCGTCGCTGATGGACGCCTTCAAGTAACTTGCCGCCGAGTCCTGCAAGTTCAATTCCATGTCCGATAGCGACAGGTTGATGAACGCGTCGCCGGCCCCGTCGGCGCCCGGATCAAGGTTTTGCGAGAGATAAATGGAGGGATCAAACGGGACGATTCGCACCGATCCCCCGTTCCCGCCGCTGTCCGTACGCCCCAGCCACAGCCAGTCATTTGCCGGCGTATCGTCGCCGCTGACGAGCGAGAACGCGTTGTACAGCGACGCCCCGTCATAATATGGCCCCGTCCATCCGCTCCCGTCGTTCCCCACGCTGACTTCCAGGTTTTCCAGCGGCCCGCTGTGATCGATTCCGTCCGTCCCCGCAAAGCTGCTCTGCCCATATCCCTGCAGCGCCTGGTAAGTCGCGCTTCCGTCCAGCCCTTCCTGCGCGCTGATGTAATCAATCCACGGATACCGGAAAGCTGTCGGCGGCGTGCTGTTGCTCGCATCCGGCCCGTGCGAAGGCCCTTCCACCGTCGGCGCGTCGCTCGGCTGTCCCGTGCTCCGTTCCTTGATCCTCATGGAGGTCGTCCGCCGCCGCGTGGCCCGCAATTGCTCCATCAGGTCCTGGATCGTCAGGTGCCCCGCCGGTCCGAACTTGTAAGTCGTCGTCCCGTTGTCCAGGTCATCCTCGATCTCTTGCACCAGCGCGTTCATTGTTGCCCATTCCGCGCGCCCGCCGGAGAGGTTCAGCAGCACCCCCAGCGCCCCTCCCGCGCTCGGTTCCTGCCGGATCACATCCCACGTTCCCTCGTATTGGAGCGGGTTCAGCGCCGCGTACAGTTGCGCCGCCAATCCCGCCGGCACCGGTTCCCCTCCCGTGTAACTCGAGAGCTGCGCGTAAGTTTGCGTCACCGCGCTCGTCCCCACCACCTGCGCGTACACCGGCACTTGCCCGCTCGCGTTGTCCGTTCCGTCGCTCGGGCCGAACACCTCCTCCGCCGCGTCCGATTCCGCATCTGACGTATCTGGGTAGTTATAATATACGAGCGCCGTCCAGGTGGTATGTCCCACGTAACAGTTCATCCACGGCGCCACTGTCCCGCTGATCAGCTCATTGGGATACTTGGTGATATCATCCTCGATCGCATCTCCGTCCCCGTTCGGGTCCATCTGCCCCGGATCGACGGAGCCGTAGACGTTGGTAAGTGAGAGCCGGTCCTTCGAGAACTTCTGCAGCCACGGCACATGCTTCCACCACCAATTCACGGTCGGATCGTCCACCGGTCCGCCGTTCTCGCCGCTGCTGTTGTCCGTGGGGATCGCCTGGGCCTGGACATATTGCTTTTGGAAAGCCGCATTGCTCCCCGCCAGCCGCACGGTGGATACCAGCGCGTCGAACGCCAGTCCGTCCGTCCCGTCCGGCGCCCCGTCCGCGGTCACCGTGACGCTCGGCACCCCGTCCGTCTGGTTGTCCTGCTCGAAGCGGATCAGCACCTCGCTCCGTTGCAGGTCTTTCCGGGGCGTAATCTCGACGCGGTCTCCCTGTTCCGTGAACGGCAGCGTCACTGGCGCGCATTGCGCCCGCCGCGTGACGTTGAACTTCGGCGGCGTGGTCGAGTAATCAAACCACGCCACCGCGTCCGGCGTAAAGCGCAGCATCTTCTTGATGATCTCCGCCACCGGCAGGTCCGTGACTTCGTCCACCGGCACCGGCGTCCCCACGCTCGTCTCGCCATCCTTTAGTATTTCACCCATCTGGCAGTTGGCCCCGCGCGCGATCGCCCACGTCACCGCTTCGGCGATGACCGCCCCGCTGTCCTGCGCGTTTCCAAGGATATCCACCCCCAGCAGGCAGCACGCGCTGTATTGATACGCCGTGGTCGGAGTGCCGCTCTCATCGACCCCGGTGATCCGGTTCCATTGCTGCTGAAAGGTGATCCGCTCGAAGTCGCTCCACCCGTCGCTGATCTCGTAAGTTTGCTCCTCCTCCTTCGTCGATCCCGCCAGCGGTATCTTGGTTACCCTCCCGGAGAACATCGTCGTCGCCGTATCCCCCTCGACCCACAGCACAGTCGCCAGGTCGTCCGGATTCGCAATCGGGTCCGACTCCATCCCCTGCAAGTTCAGGCGAAAGGTAAACGTCCCTGCCGCCTGCGAGCGCAACGCCCGTTTCAGGTTCGTGCATTGCAGGTCGGTGAAACTCCGCAGTTCGCCGCTGCCGATCTGGAGTAGCCAGGCCATTACTCGCGTTGAGCGTCCTTTCTGGACTTCTTACTTTTAGAGCCGTTTAACCCGAATTCCGATGTTGGAGGGGATGAGATGGCGCAAGATGCTGAGCCGAGATGACATAAGGAAGGCTGAGGCGTATTTGTAAATACGGCGAAGCCTGACAGCCGAGCGGAGCGAGACAGCCTGCCGAAGGCAGCCCGTAGGGCGGTGCCGGCGGGCGCCGGCAACTGGCACTCGCGGCCAGTAGATTGCGCCAGCTCGCCCCGACCAACTTCGGATTTTGGGTTTAAGAAAAACCGTGGCCAGGACATAGACCCGGAGGGTCTGCCCGAAATTAGCCGGGGGCGTAAGCCCCCGGTTGGCGCGCCATTGCGGTCACGCCCCGGAGGGGCGGCGGAAATCCGGTTACAGTTCAATTTTAATCCGCTTTGACTTTTAACTTTAAGCGAGTGCCGCCAGCGCCGCTGCCAGTTGCGTTCCATTCGCGTTCGCTGCGATCAACAGGTTCGCCTGCGCCACGCCGATTGCCCCCAGCGCCGCCTGAAGGTCGGCCGCCGCGACTGCCGTCGGCGTTCCCCCGGGGCTTGCCGCGGGCAGCGTGAGCCCGTTCGCCAGCGCCTTGTTGAGATTTCCTACGACCGCCGAGACCTGGTTGGAGAGGTTGTTGGCGGCGATTTGTGCGGGTGTCAATGAGTTGGTCATAATATGGATGATGGTTGATTGTTGATGGTGAATGGTTGGGAAAATCCTACGTGAGGTAGCGGCTCTCGATATAGTAACCCTGATCGTAACTCACAAAGGTGATCGCGGAGAATTGATTGGTAAGCTGGTATTGATTCGACGGCGCTTCGATCCCGTCTATGTAGCAATAATTCCCGGCTCCCCGAATCGTCAGGGTGTTTGCGCTTGAATCGATCCGCTTGATGGTAAAACGCTGCCCCGGAATCGTATCGCTGTTGTCCAGGGAGGGAAGGGTGACGAGCGCATTATTGCTGCTGCAATCCACGGCCAGAAACGCGGTGGAGACTCCGAACCGCCCTGCCAATCCAGAGCCTGCGACGACCTTGGCATACCCTCCGAGGAACGTTTTGGCGGTCAAATTCCCGTTCCCATCGGAGGTTATTTTACCTCCGTCGAAACTCATTGTCGCCCGCGAGGGCAGCCCCGTGAGCCCCGAGCCGTCTCCAATGAAAGACACAGCCGTGATATGTCCGCTTCCATCGCTGGTGATCGCCCCGGAGTCAAAATCCATCGTTCCGCCCGACGATGCCCCGTACTCTCCAATCAGGTACTCAATGTACCAATCCCCCGGATAGCTCAGAAGCCCCTCTGCGTAATAATACGCGTTCATCGCATCCGAGTCCGCCGCGTACGCTGTGTTGAGCGCGTTCTGCACATCCGCGTTGCTCGCGAGTCCCAGGTTGGTCCCATCGCCGATAAAGGACACCGCCGTAATATCCCCCGAGCCGTCGGACGTAATCGCTCCCTCGTCGAATTCCATCTCCGCCCCCAGCCGCGCATACCGCGCATCCCCGGTCGCAATCGTGATCGCATTCACCGGTGTCGTGGAGGGACTGTTCCCGCCGTCGTCGATGATATTCAGCGTCCCGACGCAAATCGTCCCGGTCTGTCCCCCGGTCGTCACCGCGGTGATGACAAGGTGAACCAGCCGCACCCCGTTGGTCAGTCCAAAGCTCAGGTCGTCCGCCGTAAAATCCACCGCGAAATGCTGCTGCGTCCCCGCCTGCCACGTGGTCAGCGTCGTCGTGTTGTCAAACGATGTAATGGTCTTCGTCGCAAGGGGCAAGCCATCCAGGTTGGTAAGGTCTTTCAGGTTGATGGTCACGCTCTCGATGTCGCTGACATCGAGCAGCGTCTGCCCCGCAAATACTCCCACCTGCATGACCAGGTTCCGCGCCCACCACGCCTGCGGCTCCGCGGATGTGTTGAGGTCGAGTACGTTCTCCTTGCTCGTCGTGTCCGCTGCGATGCGGATGATTTGTGTCTGAAATATAGGCATAAGAAATGAAGGTATCGTCTGAAGTCTAAGGGCCAAGGTAAGAGCAGGCGCTCCGTCCGCGGGTTCTGGATTTTAGCATTTAGGCTTCAGCATTTATCCTTTGTTAGTTCGTTGGTTGTGTCTGCGTGATCGTTCCTCCCACGATCGTATATTGGTGCCGCGTGGTGACCCCGATCTGCTCGACCAGCTCGTGCTGCTCCAGCATCCCGCCCGCGAGATATCGCACCACTTTCTGCCCGTTCGGCATGAAAGCCGTAAAGGATACGACTCCGGACGAAGGGATCGTCTCCTCATGCTCCAGGACGAAAACATCTGCCTCCTCCTGCGTCTCAAACGTCCGCGTCACTTCAAAGGTCGCCGTCGTCTCCCTGTTCCCCCGGTCGAACGTGATCACCTGCTCCGCGCGAAATATTTCCTGCACCTGCAGTTTCCGCTTTACCCGGAAGCGCAACCGCGCAGTCCCTACGCCCCCCGCCCGGGTCCCGTCGCAAAGTGCATATGTACCTATCGAGACTAACATGAATTTGGTTACTTAATCTGCCCGTTTATCGACGGTTTGACTCTCGCGACACCGTGAACGTGAATATCGGCTGCGGCACTCCCGCGCTGAACGTCGTCGCCGCTCCAAATGCCACCTCGCCCGCCCGCAGCTTGCCCGTCGCGTACATCAGCCCGTAATCGACCGCTCCGGCCTGCTTGAGCGTCGCCGTCAGCGTGCTGCTGGAGATCACGAGGTCATGCCCGCCGTCGCCGATCGCCGATCCCGGCAGCATCGCCCCGCTTCCTTGCAGCTCCACCAGCGCGTCGATCTGCGCCTCCGTAAGATTTGCCGGTTTGAATTGCGCCGTCCCCGTGACCGATTTCAGCGCCATATCGATGATGCCGTAGTTATCCACCGCGATGTTCTCCGTAACGATCGTGGGTGTAAGTACGAACCCATCCTCCGATATCATCGCATTGTAAGGCGCCGTGGACCCCCATGCCGCCGTATACTGCGCCATCCGCACCGTCGCGGGATCGAACGTCGCATCCGCAAACGCCTCCGTCGCAATATTCTTCCACGCCGTGGTGTTTGTCGGGTTAAAGTCGCTCGCCATCAGGCAGGCAAACGTCATGTCCCCTTTGTAAATCGTCCCGTGCGTGGCCGAGAGAAGGATCGGCGCGTATTTGCTGATCGCCCCGCGCGACCACGTAATGGTCGCTCCGTCGTTGATCGTCTGCACCACCAGTGCCTTGTCCGTCGCGCCAAAGATGCTTTGCCCGATCATCGCCGGCGCATACGGCATTTGCCCCGCCAGGTCTGCCCCGCGGATCGCTCCTGCCGGCGTCCCGGTAAACTCGACCACGCAATCCTTTGCCAGTTCCGCGATCTCCCCGAATGCGTCGACCTCGATTTTCGCCCTGCTCCGCTTGAGCGAAGCCTTCAGTCCTGTCTTGAAGTAATAAGTTACCCCGTTAAACGTAATTATAGCGGGCCCGTGAATGCGAAGTGGAGTGCTCATGGTTTGAAATAATGAATCGTTTATGAATGATGGTTGATGAATGAAGCTGTGCCGCGATTTCTGGACTTCTAACTTTTAAAATTTGAATTCTAACTTGTCTGGATCCACGCCGTGTCGCTTCCCAGCCGGTCCGGATTGAATGCCGCCGCCCGGATCAACGTCCCGGCAACCGGCGCCGCAAACGCTCCTGCGTAAAGGTTCCCCGTGCTCGGGTAATCCCCATCCCCCGCCCACGGCGCGGTCCCGTCCGTCGTATAATAAATCGCCGCCGCGCCATCGGCACAGGTAATCGTGATATCTCCGTCCACCCGCGTAATCAATGGGAGCGCCGTCTTCGCCAGGCATTCCAGCTCCAGCTCGCTCTCGATATTCACGTCGTAAGTCACCTTCCCCTCGAACGTCGCGTTCGGCGCGATCGTATCCTCAGCCGCCCGCACGATTCCCGCCACCCCTCCCGGCGTCCAGAGATGAAGGATCTGCGCGACCGCGATCGCCGCATCCTCACAAGCGATCTGCGTCCCGTTCGCCCCCATGTTGATCAGCACATTCTCCTGCACTCGTATCGTGCATTTGAGATGGAAATAAGGCCCCGGCAGCTCCTGCCTCTGCGTACCCAGCCGCGGCATCAGCACGGTCGCGCAAAGCCCCGCCTTTCCATTCTGCGTGGAAAGCGCCCCCAGGCTCGCATTGATCCTGTCCTGGATCTCCGCCGCTGTCTGCGCCGCCCGCGGCCGCAGCACGAACACCGGCACATTCGCAAAAAACGCCGATTCCCGGAGTCTCGTCGCCACATCTAGTTGGAAATTCTGCAAGCTCATCGTAATAAAAAAAGCAAATGGTGAAAATTATCGCGCTTGGCGCTGGGTTTTCCGGACTTCTTACCTCTTACTTCTAACTTCTTACTTTAAAGGAGTCCCTCCATCCCCCGCCGCGTATAATCCCCGCGTTCCGTTCTCGTCACCGTATCCATATCGCTTCCCCGCTGCATCTCCGCGTTCCCCGCCGGCGCATCCGGTAACTCAAACTTCAGCTCGTCGTCGTTGATCCTCAGTAGGTAACTGTTGTCATTCCGCCTGCTGTCCCGTTGGTCCTCGCTCAGCGGATAATTGATTCGCTCCATCAGCGCAAACAGCGCCAGCCGGATCGCCAGCCCCTTCAGGCTGTTCGGCACCTTCGTTGCATCCGCATCCAGTTGGTTCCCCGTTGAGCATGCGCCCCGCACCCGCGAAACCGCGTCCGCGATCGACTCCGCCACCGGATCGATCCCTCCGATCCCCGCCGTCTGCGCCGCGTCCACAATCACCCCATGCCCCGCTGCCTTGAGGTTATCAATAGTGATGCTAGTCCAGTTCATAATAAGAATAGAGTCGATGCGTTGAGAGGGGAGTCTGCGATCTGAATAAGTGCCGCCGAAGGCGGCCTCATATGAACTTTCAACTTTTAAACTTTTACTTTTAACTTTCTTCTGGCTTTACCCGGCCCGGGGACCCCCCTGAACCCCGGACCGGGCTCCTCGCCGGAAATGGTTAGCTGATGGTGAACTGATTGATCCCCAACAGGCTGGTTACCTTGATCAGCTCGTAATGTTCCACCGTGATATCGACCAGTTTGCTCGTGACCTGCTGCACATACACACGCCACGGCCCCCCGCTGTCGGTCATCGAGTAGAACCGCTTGATATTGGACGGATCCTCCGTGTCCTGTCCCGCCGCCGCGTAGAACATGAACACCAGGTTCCCCACGATTTCCGCCAGGCCCGCGCCCGCCGACGAGAATCGCTCGCGGCTCACATACGGCTTCACCGTGAGGAACATCCCCACCTGCTCCGGCGTCAAACCCGCGCTCGCATAGCCGCCCGCGTCGTTCTGCGCCCGGTGCGTCAGCACCCGCTTCGACCACGCCGTATCTCCCCACGCCACGCGGTTCGGGCGTATCCCCGATTCCGTCGCCGCCGCCACCAGTTGCTGCAGCACGTCGTTGTCCGGGTCCTGGCCCGCCGTCCCGTTCCACGTTTTCGCCGTGTTGACCGCGCCGGCGGAGAGCAGCGTGATCGCGCGCCGCAGCGAGTTCCGCAGGATGCGCCGCTTCAGCTTCTCCACGATCCGCCCCTGGTACGCCGCGACCCCGCCCGCCAGCGCGCTGTTCGGGTCCGCCACCTCGTCCAGGTCCACGCGGATGCGCAGTCCCCGGTTGTCCGTCCGTGCGTGGATCTCCGACCCCGTGTATTTCACGGTCGGGAATTCCCCGCCGATCGCCCGCAGGTCGTCATACGCGTCCTCGGAGAGAAACTCCTCGATGTTAGTCCACGACTTGTAAGTGAACCGCCGCGGCACCGGCACGCTCGGCGCGAAAAACTCCAGCGTCTGCTCGATGTCATTGGGGTCCCGCCAGCCGATCGCGTAATTGGTCAGCGGCTCGTCAAAGTATTGCTGCGTGAATACCGACTCGTTCGCAAGGTACACGGTTCCCGGCTGGATCGCGCTTCCTTCGTTGGCGATCAGCGCCACCGGCTCGCTCTCGACCCGCGCCAGCCGCGCAAGCGCGCTGGCATGTTGTTTCCGAAACTGCGCATACGACGGAGTCGCAGGCGCCTTGGCATTAAGTGTCTTTTTCATGATTGATGATTGGTTCTTTCTTTTTTCGAATTTCGATTTTCGAATTTTGCCCTTAGGCCACGGTCACCTGGTACGGAAAGCAGGCGATCACTTCCACCTGGTCGTTCTGCGCCACGGCTGCCGTCTTTGCTTTCCCGAGCACCCAGTAGGTACCCGCCGTCCCCGGCACTTGCCGGACCTGCCCGCCCGCGTCCGTCGTCAGCAGGCTGTCGACCGCGATTGCCCCGCTCGCGATCATCCGCTCGGTATCTTCGTTCAGCCCGAGTATGTTCACCGGCAGCGGATAACTCAGGTCGGTATCCGTCGTCGGCGTCATATCCGGTACTACCGCGTACGGAATGTCTCCCTGCCCTGCGATCGCGATGCTGTATTCCGACGCGCCCCGCTTCGCGATGAGATAGCGGCTCGTGAATGCCGCGTCCGCCACCGCCGTGGTACGTCCCTTCGGCGTGATGTTTACAATGATCGCGTTATTGGCCAGAAAGGCCGCCACGCGTGATTTTCCGCCGGCGAGCCGGCCCTTGGTGATTCCGCCCGATGCCGCCGCCAGGATGAGCAGCAGCACGCAGCCGGTGATGATGGTTTGGATCATATTATGGTTTTTCTCCTTGTTGGTTGTGTCTGACTGATTGGTTGGTTGTTGCCGCGTGAGCGGCGGTGAGCTTGTCGAACCGATTAGCTTTCCCCTCCCGGCCGGCTCATCTGCGCAAAGAGCTGCGCCCCCTCGTGCGAGCCTGCCACCGCTCTGAACCGCTCCTCGTAGCTCTCGTTCGGAAATTCCTTTTGCCGCGCGTCCATCATTTGCTGGAAGCACGCCGTTCGCTCCCGTTCCCCTTCCACGACCTTCGCGTTTTGCCGCGCCAGCCCGCAGCTCCGCGGCTGTGTCTTCACCAGTGTGCGGGCATTCCCCAGGTTCGCCGCCGTTTCATCGAACTTATCTCCCGCGTTGCATAACTGCTCGATGCTCCTTTCCCGCTCCCTGGTAACGATCTTTCCCTCCTTTACCAGCCCGTCCACGACCGCTGTCGCCCGTCCGCGCCGTTCCGTCGCCAATTGTCGTTCCAGATGCCCTTCGTTCGCCTTCTCCACCGGACGCGCCTTCTCCAGCGCCGCGATGACCTGTTCCATCGTCACATCGTCGTCTTCCTTGAAGCCCGCGATCAGCTTTAGCCTCGGCGGCACCGTCGCCTGCGCTGGTTGCTCCTCATCGGCCTCCGCGTTTGCAAGCGACGCCGGCCGCACCGGGATATTCGGCTCATTGGTAAAGCCCGCGCTCTTCACCCGCACCGGCCGGTATACCTGCACCCCGTTCTCCATCGCCTCCGGGACCGCCGCCCAGTTCACGCTATGCCCGTGAAAGCTTTCATTGGCGATTAATCGCGCCCCTTCGTCATTCCAGTGCATCCGCACGAAGAGCCCATGCTCCTGGCATGGCGTTGCATCCGGATTGGCCTTCGCGTTTGCGAATGCCGCGCACGTCGCGCACTGGCCGTCGTGCCTCACGACCATCTCCTTTCCCCGCCCGTACGCCCGCGTATCCTCATGCCCCGGCTGTCCCGCGAATCGCGGATGGTCCGGGTGCCCGATGTAGAATGGCATCCCGAGCGGCTGCGTCACCCGCCGGATCGTCGAGTTGAACTCGTTGCAGATTTGCTGCGCATCCTCCTTCCGGAACCGCTGCACGATCCGCGTCTTCCCATTCACGTTTCCGAAGTCTCCGAATGGCGATAACTGCACCCAATGGTCCTTGCCCGCCTCCCCCGGCGAGAGCTGATTCGGCAGGAACAAGGTGATCGCGACATTTGCCGCCTCATTGGCCAGGTTGACCAGCGCTCCGCTGTAGCCACGGGTCGTTGACCCGTGCGGGTGCCCGCGTCGCAGCAATCCAGTGTATAACTTGATAAGTTTGTTCATTATTGGTTTCTCCTTCTATTTCTTTCAGTGTTATTTCGACGGCCTCTCCGCCGGTGTAAGTTCGCTCTCTTCCTGAATCCGCTCCGTCATCGTCAGCGGATCGTGGAGCGCCACATCGTTCTCCGCGATCAATGGCCGGCCGTAATACTCCAGCCGCTCCCGTTCTCCCAAGCGCGCTCCGGCCCTCAGCAGCAGCTCGTCGATCTTCAGGTCCAGGTCGGTGATCTTTGTCTCCGGAATGACAATCCGCGAATAGGCGAGGGGACTCGTCCCAAACTTTTGCCAGATCACCCAGCGGTCGATATACAGTTGCAGCGTTTCGCTGATCATCGCCGCGTCGTCTTCCAGTAGGATGTCGCTTTCCCCTTCCTGCACGCTCGCTCCCTGCTTGTCCGCGGACATCGTCGAGAGATCGCTGCCACGCCACAGCGATGCCATCGCGCGATCCATCCTCTCCACCAGCGGCGGGAATGGCAGCGTCCCTTCGCCACGCGCCGTGATGAGTGAGATCGGCTCCTTCACCGTCCCGTCCGCTCCGTACACCACTCCCGACCAGTTCTGCCCGAACGCCGCGACCGCCGCCTTCAGCGCTTCTCCCGCCTCGGATCCCTTCGCCGCATTCGTCTGTCCCAGCACGCCCGGCGTGCCGTACTTATCCGAGTAACTTACCCAATCCTTCAACGGCATGTTCTTGAACATGTAAGCGATCGAGCACGCCTCCATGATCCCGTCCCCCTTGGTGATCATCCATCCCCCGGGTTCCAGCGGCTCCCCGTTCGCGCCCCCCAGTGGCAGCTTCAGGAACTGGAGCCGGCCCGACCGGTTCTCGAAGAACCACAGCGGCACAAACCGCAGCTCCGCCGTCAGCACGTCGCCCGCCGTCCCCGGCTGCCACACGATCTCGTGCACCGCGTAGTATTTCCCCACCGCGTCCATCATCTGCCGCACCAGCAGCGGGAAGCCCCCCTTCTCATTCTCATCCAGCGCATTGACCACCGTCATGTGCTCGTAGAATTCATCCAGCGCCTCCGCGTGGGCTGCCGCTTCCGGGCTATCCTCCCGCTGAAACGATTGCCGGCTGTATCTCGCCAGCGCCTTCTTTCGCTTGCTCGCCACGTTCCGGATGACGTCGTCCCGCCTTTCAATCTGGTCCCACACCAGCGCCGCATAAGCGACAAATCCGAGCTGGAAGTTATCCAGGTACATCGAGAGAAGCTGCGGCGTCAGCCCGCGCAGCGGATTGAACCGCGACCGCAGCGCCAGTTGCACCACGTCGGCGCTGACCATGCTTTCCGTCTTCGGCGCCCGGTGCGGCTTTTTCACCCCGCTCGCGCGCGATCCATTGATCCGATTCTTTTGAGTTACCATGTAAGTGCCTTTCTTTCGATCGACTCGTATCGTTCACCCGGGCCGGACTCCGTCGCCTCATAGGCAAACGTGCTTCCCGGGCTCTTCAGCGCGCGCAGCATCAGCGCCATGCTCCAGAATTCATCCGCGTGTCCCGCCCCGTCCCGCGTCGCCGCGATTCGCACTCCGGCGGAGGTCGTGATCCGCTCCGGCTTCCGCAGGCTTTCCCTCAGCGCCGTCTCCCCCGGTATCCGGATTGCCCGGTTCTCGAATGCCGCGAGTAAGTCGAGCGCCATCAGCTCCGTAACCAATGCCGAATCTGCTTGCTCGATTCCCTTCACCGTCCGTCTCTCCCGGCTCGCAAATTGCACAGCTTCCGCCCGGTACGCCCCGCATTCCTCCTGTGCAAATTCCACCAACCCCAGTCCCAGCCCCGTCGCGTCGCCGCTCAGCCGCCCAAAGTTCGGCATCTCCAGCAGCGGCCTCAGCCGTTCCAGTTGCTGCGGCAGCCGCATCCCGCTGATGCGCAGGATCGCCCGGGTAAAAACAACCCCGCCCAGTTTCTCCCCCACCGTGATCACCGTGATGTCCCGGCTCCGCCCCACATCCAGCCCCACCCCCAGCGGCCCCTTGCAACTCCTGAGAAACTCAATCGCCTCCCGGCTCCAGTCTTGCGAACATATAAAGCAAGTGGGCTCGCCAGAGCCCACTCCGTCCCCGGGCACAGCCTGGTACTCCGCTGCGCTGATCAGCGCCTGGGTAAGCAGCGCCATGCTCTCCTCATTGAACGCGCACTCGTAATTTTGATCATACGACGCCTTGTCCAGCGCCGCCGCGCGCGCCTGCTCCGGGGTAAGTTCCCGCCTTGTCGCCGGATCGTATATCTTTACTCCCATCCGGCACGCCTCGCTCCGCCGGATGCGCGATACCGAGTACGGCGACTTCTCGTTCGCCATCCGGTAGAACATATTAAATCGTCCATTCCCCGTGCTCGACACCCGGCACGCGTAATCCGGATTGCTCGCGATGATCGGCTCCGCCGCGTCCCAGATCGCCGTCGCATCCTCGTGGAAGGCGAATTCATCCAGGATCAAATCTCCGCTAAACCCGCGCGCCGTCCGCGGATTCGCCGCAAGGACGATGATCCTGCCAAACTTCTTCTCCGCCCTGATCCGGATTTCCATCCGCATATCGTCGATCCGCTTATCCTGGGAGAGATCCACAGCCTCGCACGCCACCCGCATCAGCTCGCAAACCTGCCGCACTTTTACGATGAACTCCATTCCATTGGACATGCTGTTGCTCAGCACCGTCACCAGCCGTCCCGGCTTTTGCAGCAGCCTATGCACCGCCCACGAAGCCAGCACGTAGCTCTTCCCGATCTGCCGGGCCCAATGAAGGATCAATATCCCGCGCTTTACCCAGAACACCGGTACCTGGTATTGCCGCAGGTTCAGCATCGCCGCGCGTTCGCGATCTGCTTTGCGCCCCTTTGGCTCCCCTATCTGGTAAGGATCGAGATACATAATTACTCGGCGTCGTTCGCCAGCTCGCCTCCCCCGTTGGGATCGGATAATTCCGACGGCACAAACCGCGCCGGCTTCACGCCGAAAAGGATCTCGATGACCTTGTCCAGCTTCTCCCGCTCATCGCCGTCTCCCTCGCGGATCGCCTGCAGTTCGCTCGCGCGTTCCTCCGCGGTTTTCGCCGCATCGAAGTAAAACTTATCGTATGCCAGCGATACCGACCGTCCTTGCAGCGCCAGCTTCATGTATTGCGCCATCCGCTTTTCGTCGCGTTCCTCCGGCTTCTTGTTGAGTTCCTCGAACACCACCTGCGCGATCAACACGATGTTCGCTTCGGTGAGTACCGCTGCCGCGCCGACCTCGTTCGCCACCAGTGTCGCACACTCGCTGCTTTTCCGTATTTCTTCCAGCCTCGCAGCGAACGCTTTCTCGGCTTGTCTCTTTCTCAGCCACGTCGCCAGCGCATTGCCGCTTACCTCGATCTTCATCTCGTTCCTCAGCCATTCGGCACCCTCCTCGACCTTCAGTTTCGTACAATGCGCTTCGATTACCTCCTGTTGCTCCTTCGTCAGCATCCCCAGGATGCAATCCGGCCGCACCTTCCGCAGGTTTGCCGTGAACCCGCGCGCAGCCCTTTGCTTGTACAGCCACCTGCTCAGTGCGTTGTTCCCCACCTTCACGCCGGTGGTCTCCTTCACCCACAGCACCCCGTCCACGATCGTCGCTCTTTCACAGTAAGCAAACACCGCCTCTTGTTGCTCCGGCGTCAGCTTGTCGAGCTTCGCTCGCCGGCTCTTTTGGTTGGTAGGCATCATGGTTCCTTAGTGACGCAGCATCGCCTTCCCGGCTTCGGTGATCGCCCACTTGACCAGGTTGTCGTCCAACGGGTCCGGCACGTTCGCGATATAGCCGCGGCTCTGGAGAAAGAGGATTTGCTCGTCCAGTTCCGCCTGTCCCGCGTGGGGCCGTATCGCCCCGTTCAGTTCCACCAGCAGTTGGGATTCCGGCAGCGCATACGGCTGCGCCCGTTCCAGGATATCGAGTATCGCCCGGCGAATATTAGTAGCTCTCATAATGAAATTAATAATGTGTAATTGCTAATAGAGGAGGAGTGGCGTAGGAGCCCCATTTCTGGATTCTGCCTTTCAGCCTTAAGCCTTTATACTTTAGCCTTTCTTCTCAGCTTCCCCTCAGGCTCGTAGCGTTCTTCAGCATCTGGAAAACCTCGTTCGGCAGCCGCTTGATCTCGTCTCCCAGCGCCGCGGACACGTCGTTGAGCCGCTTGTGAAAGTTCCCCGCAGTCGCCTCCACGTGCCGGTGCAGATCGTTCGTGTCCCGGCTTCGCTTCGCATCCAGCGCGTTGAATTTCTCGTCCAGCGTCTGCCGGAAATCCCGTTCCAGTTGTCCCAGCGCTTCCTTCGTCGCCAGCCGCTCCATCACCACCTCCAGCCGGGCCACCCGCGCTTCGATCTTCCGTACGTCCGTATCCAGCGGCGGCTGCCGTCCAAAAAACGCCTTCGCGTCATTCGCCACTCTCAGCAGCAGCCCCACGCATCCCGAGATCACGACCAGCCCGATCATCACGGTGACAAACGCCCCGGAGTTCGCCAGTAAATTAATTTCTGCAAGGTACTTCATACTTTTAACTTCTTACTTGTTACCTCTTACTTCTTACTTCTTACTTATCCTCGGCTGATTCCGTTGCCCGTCCCAGTTCTCTCCCATCTCCGGCGGTGCCGGGCAGAGGTGTCGGCAGATGATCGTTGGCAGGTGCCTCCGGCAGGGCGCCGGCCATTGCTCCGCAAACATCACGTCGTCATGCGCCGCCGTCCCCAGCGACCACGGGTAATCCTTTTGCGTCGAGCAATGCCAGAGCTGGAAAAACCCGATCGGCACATACCCGCGCAGCGTATCCACATAGCGCGCCGAGAGCGGATGCGACGGATGCGCGCTTACCAGGAATCCATGCTGGTGCTGGGGCGCAGCCTCAGTCCTGAGCCTGTCGAACGGGCCTCCGATCACGTCCACACGGTCCGCCCCGTAGATACAGTCGCGATCCAGGACGGTATGGTTGAACAGAATCCGCCTGAAGTTATCCGGCAGCGCGATGTCCGCATCCAGGTGCAGCCGCCACCCATGGTATTGAAACCGGCTGAATCCCGCGTTGATCGCCGCGCCCTTGTTGAAGTTGCGCCCGTTCTTCGCAAACAGGTCCGTCTGCACGCAGATCGCCCCGTGCTTTCGCGCCACCGCCTGCGTCGCCCGGTCCGCGTGCGACGTAACGATGATCAGCGTATCCAGGTGCGGATGATTCAGCGCGAGCGTAACATCGAGCAGGTCGTCGAACCCCACGCATACCGTCACCGCTTCCAGTCGCAGCGCTTCGAGCGCCTGCGTTGTGGCCACGGGCCGCTGGCCCGCTCGAGGCAAGGCCTCGCTATAACTTGGCATTGAGATACTCATGAAAACAAAACCCTTTCCAGGTCATCCACGCGCGCCAGCCAGCCCTTGAGAAACTTCGCATCCTGCGGGTTATGCAGCACGATGTCCCCATACCGTTGCCGGCGCAGTTGCAGCAGACGGGCGATCAACTCCGGCCCATTGACCACATTTGCGACCCGCAGCGTGTCCGGCCCTATCTCGCCGTCCACTGCCACGCCGTATCCGCAGGCGACGATGCTCCGTTGCAGGAGCAGCCCTGCGACAGCCACCCCGTTATTGACCGCGCAATCGAATACTGCCGTGTCCAGCCCGTGCGGCAGCCCGTCGCAGTGGCACTCCGTCCACTCGCCTTCCCGGTAAATGTCAGTCGCCTCTTCGAGCGTCAGGTCGGGAATATGCACCCCGGGATGGCTCGCAGCGTCGATTCCGTATTTTGTGCACCCGCCCGCGTCCCCTGGGACATTTTCCGCCACGACGAAGTTCAGGTCCCCGTCGTGCCCCGGCGCGTACGCGCACTCGTGCCCCAGCACGAATCCTAGCGAAGCTTGAAAGTTATCGTTCATATCGGATTCTCTCGTTATCAGGCACTTACGATTTTGCGGCCACTCCGCCCGCTGAAACTGGCGCCATCCCAACCGGCATCCCCTTCTGGGCCAGCTTCAGCTCGTAATTCGCCGCCACCTTCTGCCCCGTGCTCCACAGCACTCCCAGGATGCCGAGTCCCGCGCTGATGAGGATTTGCTCCCCGCTCTGGTCGACCAGCCCGTGCGCCAGCAGGTAACCGCACCCTGCGGTTAGTCCGTGCCGGATGTACCCGAATAAGATGGATTTGATCATAACTTGCTCCTTAGGGGTTCGCCGCCGCCGACCCGCTGATTGCCGGTGTTGTAAGGTTCAGCGCCGAGGCGATCTTCGCCGCCTGGTTGACAATGTTCACGTCCCCCTGACTTACCGTGTGATTCGGCGCGATGACTCCCGCGACCGCTTCGCCCACGTTCCCGACACCGGGCGTCGCCTGCACCACGGCTGTCGGCACCGTCGCGCCCACATACCCTTGCAGTACGCTCCCCAGCGCGCTCAATCCCGCGCTCGCCAGTTGCCCAGCCGCAGGCCCGCCGTAGTAAGTCGCCGCTGCCGTCCCCGCGATATTCGCGAGCGTCTCGGCCCCCACCAGCAGCGCCCCTCGTTGCGTTGGGGTTAATGTGCTGCACCCTGGCTGCGATGTTACCACTGCGCCGATCGCGATCAGGGTGCCGATATTTTGCAT